GCCATCTAGCTTGTATACGTCCTCAAAGTCATACCCCATCTCTACAAGCTCACCTACGCGCATCTCTGTGCGGTGCGCTACGATATACGCATCATCTATGTTGCGCGCTTGTGAGTTAATGAAGAACTCTTCAGGCGGTACGCTTTCTAGGCGCAGCTGCCCGTTAGGTATTTGTCTGCTGATCTTCAGCGAATGGATTGGCGATGCTACTTCCATGCCAAACTCATCCATGCTCATAGACATTTCCATGCCATGCTCAAGGATTTCCACATCATCATCTGAGGCCAGCAAGGTGTATTCTTCGTCTGTCAGATTGTCATACGTAAATATCTCAGCTTTGTAGCTGTTCTCGTAATATGCTTTGACGATACCTGTTTTCTTAATCAGCGCATCGTGGATCGCATCGTTTAGCACGCGATACCCGTCATTCTTGGTGAATGCATAGTGAATGTACTGCGTAGCTTGCTCTGCTGCAGCAACGTCCTCTGGGCCTTTTGGCAGGAACTCAACAGGCTTAGACGTAGACATAAATACGCGCATAATGCTTGGCTTAACTGAGCGAATGGTGTCGCGCACTTTAGTCGCCACAACCCTGCTGCGTCCATCTTCGTAGCCTATGTCAACTTGACCGTCAAAGTAGCGCTGAGCCTTGATGCGCTCATCTGTGATTTCGCTCTCAACAAAGTCTACAGCCTGCGCCATAGCGTCTTGAACGATACCTTCAATCTCGCGTCTGTCTTTTGCTTGTGGCTGCATGTTATTGTCCTTGTGGTATTTGTGGAGCTAGGCCGACAAACGGCGCTAAAAGTTCAAGTACATAATCCCTAGTAATAAGCTGCTTAGCCTCTTCTGGCTTAATTCCACCAGCCGCTACCAAGTCTTGCAGCTTGCTTGTAGTGCTTCTTATTTGCGCCTCAGACAACTTTTTCGCAGCGCCAGATACTGCGGTTACACCAAGGAACGCAGGATTAATTGTGGCCGATATTAGATTAAGGTACGTCATTAAGCCATTCCCGCTAGGAGCCATTTTGCCCGCAAGTCTTAGCGTGTTCTCAGAAACAGTACCATCAACGATGCGTGTCATGGCTTGAATTTCATCATCACTAAAGAATTTAACCTTATTTGGGTTGTCTAATATCTTCTGCAAGGATTGACGGTATTTATTGACTACGTTACCCCCAGAGCCGGTTGCTTTTGCTTGGCGCTGGTGTTTTGCAAATTCTTTCTGCAAAAGTTGCGCCTTTGCGTATTTTGAGTTAGCTGAGCGTGCAGCCTTTACAAGGTTATCCTTACCTGCTTTTACCGCCAAACTATCGTCCAAAGACTTTATCATTGTGAGGATTTCTGGCTGGTCTGGCGCTTTTTTGTAAATCTTGCCTAACTTGCGCTGCAGCTTATCGAACTCTTTTAGTCCGACCTGCTGGCCACGAAGCCCCTCTAGTAACTCAACTGCAGCCATAGTGGCATCGTCGGTAAGCTCGTAGGCACCTTGCTCAAACGCACTCTTAACCGCACGATTTACCATGTCTTGAGTTTCTCCAACAGTAAATCCTTGAGTTGACTTTTTAACTGCGTTGTAAGCTGTGTTTTTCTCAGCTTTTAGCATATCAACCGTTGGCCTAGCTTCATTCTTGGCGCGTAATGCGTTCCAAGTCTTATTGCCAGTATTAATCGCCTTTGCTGCCCCAGCGGGCGCAATGAATGCGCCAGCAATTCTAGCCGCAGGCTCCCAAGCGGTTCCTTCTGCCAGCTGACCAGCAGCTTCACTTCCCACTGCGGAAACGCCTGTTGCCACTTGACCTGCACGACTTAATCCTGCGCGAGCTACTTGCTCTCCAGCGCGACCCACCTTAGTGGCTCCTGCAGCGGCCCTTACGCCCTTTCCAAGAACACCTAGCGCACCGCCGCCCGCACCGAACTCGCCTATAGTTCCTGCAAATCTTGCAGGCAGTGTTTCCCCACGAAACTCAAGCTCCTCACCAAGTCCAGCAGCCTCAACACCCCTTCTTAATGTGCGCTCTGTTGCTGTATCTAATACGGGTATATCTTCGCCAACATCATAGCCAAAGTATTGCAGCGCCTCTTGGCCTGCGCGAGTAATACCGCGGCCCGCCATCTCTGGCAAAGCAAGTGCGCCAATTATACCTCTACCAGCACCAGCCAAGGCTGCGCCGCCGATGTCAGCAGCATATTCAAGCGCAGTGTCGACTTCGCCCGTTTCCGCTTTCTCAGATAGATGCTGCCTAACAACTCTGTCTATAACAGCGTCTTGCGTTCCATCTGGAAATCTAAGAGTTGTGCCATCTGGTAGCTTGGCTTCAATCATTTACTCACCCTATTGCCCTGAGCATCATACTCTATAACAGTATTTGAGCCATTGCCCGCTTTTACCTGTGCATCAACCTCGCTGCCGCGTAGGTCAACTCCATCCTCATAGAACGCACGCGCAACTGGGTCTTCCTCGATCATGCCCATTACCTTCTCAATATTCTTGAGATTGGTGCGAAGCATGTCAGGGCTAAGGTCTTGAGACAATGATCCATATGATGACATAAGAAGTTCTAGCTCAACGTTACTTACGTTACCAAGTGCGCCACCAGTTTTACTTGCGTCACGCATCTCTTGAAGTCTAGTGAACGCAGTGTTCGCTTGTAACGACTGAAGAGTTCTGCGTAGATTTCTTGCATCTTGGTTCCAAGTGTAGTCGGCAAGAAACTTACCGATTGTTCCTGCCTCTGGAAGTATGTCAGAAAGCCCTTTGTTGTCCATTATTGCTAAGGCATCTTTAACACCTCTGCTCACTGTTGTCTGCGCGACTTCTTTAGCGGACGCTGCCTTTTCTTCTGCCTTCTCTGCCGCTGACAGTTTCTCTGCAAGTTCAGTGCCACTGATCGGCACCGCTATAGGAGCGCCTCTCTCATCAGTCATGACATTACCAGCGCTATCTCTGCGCCATGCCATGTTGTTAGGTGGCTTGCCATAGTCTATACCAGTTGGGCCTACGTTCACTGTAGTCCCAGACTTGGTCTGGCTGAGTGCCATATCAAGTGCATCCTTGTAGCTTAGATTTGGGTTTGCCGCCATTAAATCTTTAACAAGTGATTGATATTGATAGGTTTTTTCTTTTGGCTTAGCTAGAGCAGCTTGTATCGCGCTTGCTGGGTCAATGACGCCAGTCATAACGGCCCCAACCAAATCTTCCCTGTTCTTGCTTTTTAGCCACTCAACAGTCTTGTTGATGCCTTTCTCCAGCTTAGCCTCACCTCTACGCTCTTCCATACGCGCTGCAGTAGCGCGAATAAGCGGGTCCATACGCGCATCGCCAGTGCCAGCTAGAATAGCCATTTTCAGCTTGTCGCGGAAGTCATCGCTCATTCCCAGAGCGCCACCTATGCCCTGCCCGCCAAGCAGGCCACCTAGCAAACCTTGAGGTTGTTGAGGTTCTTGAGCCATTGCTGCACCACCTTTTCCGTAACCTTCCCAAGCGCCTGTGCCTTGGGTTTTTAGAATATATTGACCAATCTTATCCTGCGTTGCCTTGTCAAACTTTTGGCTTGGGTCAAGGCCAAGCGCCTCAACAGCGCCACGCAGCGTAGAGCCAACAACTTGATATGCGCCAACTGGCGTAGCTACACGACCAACCTGACCCTTGACGTACTGACCATATGCGCCAGATGGGCTTGTAAACTTGATAACGTCAGCAATAGGCATCTCAGAGACTTTGATGCCAGAGAAGATGCCGTCTGGCCTGTTTTGATAACCAAACAAAGCATCATAATCGCCACCGCTTTCGCCTGCGAAAATGTTTTGCTGATGCTGCTGCCAAGTTAGTGCCATATTAGAGGAACGCATAAAGTAAAGTTGCAGGGTTAAACGGTGTGCTTTTGGTTGTTGTCTGCGGCGCAGGAACTCCACCCAAAATCTGACTTAGCGCACCAAGACCAGCTAGAGGTGCGCCATAGGCACCCATGACCTGCCTGCGCTGAGCTTCGATCATTTGCTGCTGCAATGCACGCTGCTGAGCGGCTTGTTGCGAGATTTGCTGCTGAACGCCCATGCCTTGCCCGAATAGCTGCTGACCAAGCCCACCAAGACCTGCTGCGCCTGCTTGACGAATGCCCGCGCCAGATATCCCTGCTTGCTGATTTGCAAGATTTGCTTGCTGTTCAAGCTGAGCTTGCTGCATCGCAAACTGATTAGCCGCTGCCATATTTCCTGAGCGTGCTGCCTGCTCACGCGCCGCCGCAGCTTCTGCCGCTTGCTGATTAAGCTGCTGCGCCTGCATACCTGTGCCGATGTCAAACTGAGCAGCCTGCTGCGCTTGCTGGAACGCCTTTTCACGCTGCTGCGCTGCAAAATCAGCCGCCATGCGACCATACTGACCGTATGTTTCGCCTTCAGCTAGACCTTGGCGAGAACCACCGAATGCACCTGCCGCGGTAGCAGATGCGCCTAGCTGGTTTAGAGCTTGCTCACGCTGTCTTGCAATATCTGCCTCACCGCGCTCAATAACTTGCTGCGTATAAGGTGACATGTATTGACCGATATTAGTTTGAGCAATCTGACCCGCTTGGATTGGCTGACCCGCCTGACCCACGCCCTGCATAGTTGATGCGGGTGATATTTGCGCAGCTTGCGCGGTTTCAGGCTGGAACCCAGCTAGGCCACCGTAAGCCTGACCTGCTTGCGTCTGATAGCCCTGAGCCTGCTGAAACGCATTCGGCCCAGTAGGCTGCACCATTGGCGCAGGCGTTGGCGCAGGCGTTGGCGTGGGTCTTGGGCCTCCTGTTGTAAATTCGTTTTTAATCGGGAATGCTGAATTTGTGTACACATCCCCGCCCGCAGGAATGGCTTTTTGCTGATTGCCTGATGCACCCATGTCTTAATTTCCTATCGCTTTGTTAAGGCCACCGAACAGCTTGCCAACTGGCGTCTCGCTCAGGTCCAAAGAGTAATTACCGCTTGGCCCTAGTGGGTCAAAGCCGCCTGATGTCTTTTGGGGGCTTGGTCCATTTGGATTTCCATAATGCATCTGCATGATCTCAGCATGACTTGGCGCGTCATCATTCCCGCCACCTGAGGATGGTGACACCACTGGCATATTGCTTGCAGTTTCGCCTTCCATGACAGGCATGTTGTAGTTTGGATTAACCGCACCAGTGATTGGGTCAAAGCGACCCATGCCTGAGAGGTATTCATACTGGTCTGGGCGCTGCTCACGCAAACGCTCCATTGCGGACAGATACGCTGGATATGAACTATAACCTGTTATACCGCCCTGAGTGACCGTTGGCATGCCGCCCATGTCCAACCCAGTAGGCGCTTGCATTCCAAAAGCAGAAGCCATGCCGCCGACATTTGCTGCCGCAGCTTGCTCGTATGGATTTATTGTCGCAACCTCTGGACCCATGTAGGGTACATAGCCCATCGCCTGAACTTCCTGAGCGCGCTGAAGAGCCAGTTTACCTGCCTCTTCTATATACTCTGGGATTTTGGTTGATTGAGTGCTTCTGCTACCCATCTTAAAACTCCAAATGCATTGTTATGGAGTGAGGCTTCCAGCCTATTTTCTCCAAAGGTTTCTGCCATCCAAAACGACCATCAAATGAGGCAAACGAACAGCCTTGCAATTTTGCCCATTCTTTCACATTTTCAGTCATTTGTAAAATTTCATCCAATTCACCACCTGCAAGGAACACATGCAAGGCTTTTGTATTAGGATATACCACGATTTCTGTAATAATGCACCCACGCTCTGCAGGCCATAACTGCATCTTGCCAGAGCGTATGCCTTCGCATACCTCATCCCACGTATTGTGACCACCAGAGCGCTCTAAAGCAGCCTCTATCCAAGACTTGCATTTAAACAATACGTCTATAGGCGCGTACGCATTCATCCGTGCAACCTCGTAATTGCAATCGTGGACGCAGGCGCGGCAGGCGCAAATGCAGTTGCAACCGTGGCATCTAAAAATCCGCTTGTGCTATCTACTGCCCACATAGCTTCTAAATAATCATTGGCACTTACATCAAAAATTGCAGAGCGTGACACAACCAGCACCGAACCGTTTTGGTGCAATGCGTTTTTCATCGTTGATCCCGTGACATCTGCCCCGTTGATACGAGGCCAAAACCAGAAGTTCACTGTGCTGCTGGACGTTGATGCAATTTGCGCAGAAAAGCTAATCATGTATTGACCAGCTTCAGCGAACACAATGCGGCTTGCAGGCGTTCCATTTGTTACGCCCTCAGCAATGCTAGAGGTGTACGTTAAAGCATACGCTGTGTTTGTGGATGCCGCTGTCTGGTCTGTCGTGACTGCGCCAGCGTATTGACCATCCTCTAAGACGATCTGCACAAACGCGCCATCCTTGGACACGACAGGATACTTGTTTGTCTCATCCCACAGAATGATCCCGTTCTCCGCTGGGCTGTCTGTAGACGTTTTGAAGTACAAACGCGGCAATTGACGCTGCAAATACGTTGTAAGCTCACGCCCCCAAGTTTTGAGGTTGTCCGTGATTGGCGGTAATACAGGTGCTGCCATTATCTGCGCCCACCCGCTTTAGCATCAACGCGCATTGTGCCAACCTTCCAGTTTGCCAATGTCTGACCCTCCACTTTCATGCGCACCTGACGGCCTGAGAACCGCACAGACGTTGGGTCTGAGGGGGTGTATGGCCCGTGCGTGTACTCAGTGTCATTCGGGTAAAAGCGGCTTTTGAACGTCACGCTGACATCGCCCTGCGTCTGCTCGTCAGTGATGAGGTCAGTAACCTGCATGATGTTGTCGCCGTTGCCAATGCTGATTGGCCCGCTTTCAGCGTAGACTGTTCCACCGCTGTGCGCCAAGCCGCGCTCATGGTCATAAACTACCGCACCGCTATCAATCAGCATGGGATAGGTAAACACGCCGCGCTCCACACCGCATGTGCGGGATAGATTGCCAATTAGCCAATGACCCTCTTTGTAATCGTATGCCACATAGCGATCAATCTCGTTAGAGCCTGATGAACAGTAGAACCACCAGATTTCGCCAAACTGACCATTTGCCAAGGCCCATGTCTTGCTTACCTGACCCGTATTGATGTCGCCAAAGACGTAATCGTGAACATCGCACGGTATCTCTGTCACAGTGTTGCCGTTGAAGCCAAAGAAGCCACGCTGGCCCATCCAGAATGTACCTACATCAACATCTGCCACAGCTTGGCGCGAAATAACACCGCATGACGTTCCGACACGCTCAAAAGAGTAAACGTAGGGTGGGCCGATGTATCGCGCCGTATGTGCTGATGTTGTGGTTAGGATTAGCGTTTGACCGCGTGTTCGGATCGCTGTTTGGATTTCGCCCGCCGATTGCAACTCAATGTCGCCAGCCTCGTTTGTGGATGCTGGTGTCCATGTTGTGTTGTCCTCGCGGTCACTCCACTGCACCTTGCGAGGGTTGCCGCCCGCGCCAAGTGCAAACAGGAAGCGCTCCTCTGTAACGATTAGGCCAAGGTTATCTATTGGCGCATTTGAGATTTGCGCGGCTGCGACTGCGCCATTTAGCTGCCACTCGTACAACTTGCCGTCAGCAGACGAACAGGCAACGAGGTATTCACCCCAGTTATCCAAGCTCCACGTTGTGGCTTCAATGAGTGTCCCAGTGGTACGCGCAGTGCCGTATGTCTCGCGTCCATATGCGCCGTATCCATACCCATCCTCAAACGTGGCATCTGTTTGACCCGCTGTCAGCCCAGATGGGGTGATGTCATACGTTGTATTTGACGCAAGTGCCGCATAAAGCTCATTATGTGATCCCGCTGCAATGTAGCGCGTTCCATCAATGGCCTGCCAAGTATGCATCCCGCGCGGCACATTGGTCATACCTAAGTCGCCATCTGTCCCGAATAGCGTGTTTTCAGTCCAGCCGCCAATCGGTCTGAGCGAATTATTGCGCCAGCGCACAAGCGAGCCATCGCGCCAGCGTCCAGAGGCATCAAGGTCAGTGCCTGTTCTGTAGAACCCCGCTGGTATCTTTAGAGGTATGAGTGGCATATTTATGCTCCCATTGCATCAATTTGAGCCTGTAAGCTGTCGCATTTTGCTGAGAGTTCCTTGATTGCGTTCACCATAACTGGCAGCAACGCGCTTTCTTTGAGTTTCAGGTTTTCTGGGTCATTGTCGTCAATAATTGCCTTATCTGGCGCACCCGCCGCATCAAAGACAGACTTTAGTTCCTGCGCAGAAAACCCTAAGAATGTTTGATCTACCTTATGGGTTCCGTCTGGCGTTGGCTTACTAATTACCTCACGCTCTTCGTTGTCGTAAACGAAATAATCAGAGCGCATATCCCACTTATAGGAAATTGGGTTTATCTGATTGATCTGATCTAGGCCAAGCGTAAATGAAGTACGGTCAGCCTTATCTCTTTCGTCAGATGTGACAGTCCAGCTTGCCTTAATATAAGCATGCGTAATGCTGTTGTTGCCTAAACAGATTTTATTACTGTTGCCCACCAGATTACCAGATGGAGAACTTGAGGTTCCAGCCTGATATCCTATTGAAACGATGTTTGATGTTGTTCCACCACCATTATCACCCAATGCGTCACGACCAATACCCACACAGTTAGTGACTGTAGCATTAGATGACGAGTTCGGCCCGTCAAGAACACCCTTGCCGACAGCAACGTTATAGCTTGCCGTTAATGTATAGTTGCTTGCAGGGGTGCCGCATATGTTATACTCGCCGACTGCAATGTTGTGTTGTGTGTACCAATCGCCCTCCGCAGATGTTCCATGTTTAAAGTTCCCCGTGCCAAAGGCAAAATCATTTGATGATATAAAGCTACTTCCATACCCACTTTCTATATTGCCTTCACCAAATACCGTGGCAGCGCCTGCTGTATAAGTCCCTGTCGCGGAAGTATCTATATTGGCGTTGCCTCTGCCAAAAATATAGGAGCCGCTAAAGCTAATTGAGGTTGGGCATGATGAGCCTTGGGTTATGCAATTTTCCCTTCCCACAATAATAGCTTGATCAGCGTCAACAGTGACACCAGTAGTTATGTTATTGTTAAAGTAAATGTTTCTATGACCTATGCAGATATCTGGAAGGTCATCTAATGTAGGTGAACCAGTAACTTGAACCCAATCAACAAGCTGCCTACCCAAAAATATACCAGTGCTAATTGTGCCGCCTGTGTAAGATGCCCAGTTTTCCGTTACAATATCCCTACCAATAGACACAATGTCAGTATCGCCAACTGAGGAATTGTTGAAGTTATCAACTCCAAACCCAACGCCAATATCGGTACTTTCTCCATCTCTCTTAAAGAAAAGTTTTTGGCTATTCTGAGTAAGAAGTATATTTGAGCCAGCTAAAGACGAACCTGTTGTGTCGCCATATGTTGCTATTTCAGTAAATGTTGTTGTGCTTGGCGTTGTCGGCCCACCGCCAGCGTTTAAGTCAGCGGCAGTAGCAGTCACGGCAACGCCGCCAATTTTCCACGACCCTTCAGTAAGGTTTGGGGCAATAGGCGTTGTGCCATCAAGAAGATCGTCAATGGTGTCTAGGTTTGTGTTGAGCTTTGTACCCCAACTATCAGCAGAAGCTCCCACTTCTGGCTTGGTTGGACCATACGTTGTTGTCGTTGTATCAGCCATCTAAGTCTCCTATGCAGCTTCTGACCATGTGTCGGTTGGGTCAGTAACATCAGTCCATATATCTGTCGGCTCTGTAGCTTCCGTCCAAGTGTCGCTACTATCAGCCTGCGTTGTCCATACACTATCATCATCGGCCTGATCTGTCCAACTATCGGTGGGTGGCTCCTGATAGTCCCAAGTAAAGCGAGCAGGCAGCGTTGGTACGCCCGCAGTAATCTCTACCATTGTCAGCGCGTATTCTTGGAAGAATGGCAGTGTGACAACGACAGGCGTTGTCTCTATGCTAACAGGGGCAAAGTTAGAGATAACCGCGACAGTTGCGCTGTCTACTGTAGGTGCGCCAAGCGTGATTTCGTCTGCGTCAAAGTTTGACGTTATCGCAGTTGCGATGTCGTCAACAACAGGTGCGCCAGACGTGATCTCTTGCGGCGCAAAGTTGCTAATGATTGACGCGCTAACACTATCAACAACTGGCGTTGTGCTTATGCTATCCGCGCTAAAGTTATAGACGACAATAACATTCGCACTATCAACGACAGGCGTTGTTGTTATGTCTGAAAAACTTAGTGCATATACGACCTTACCACTATCGGCGAGTGGTGCCGCCGCTAATGGTGTAAAGCCTAGCATGTGTTATGACTTCCAGTAAGTGCGACCCGCCGCAATCACATCATTGATGCGCGTCATATCCTTGCCAGCGGTTGTGTACTTATCGTCTAGGATTTCTGTCTCTAAGTACATAACAATATTGCCAACGCTTGATTTTTTCTCTTCGTCAGACCCACTTATTTGCTTTAATCCAGCAATAATGTTTTCAATTTGATCGCAAGCATGCAATAAGTCCAAATATTCACGATCTAGTTCATTTACAGCCATATTTAGTTTCCTTCTAATGCAGCTATTCGCGCTTCTAGCGCATCGTTTTTAGCCGACAACTCTTGCACAGCTTTTACTAAAACAGGCAAAAGTGCATGTGGCCTTGCTTCAAGTTTTGCAGGATTTTCGTAGCTTACCAATCGCGTGTGAGCGTGTGACGAGTATTCAATTTCAACATCAGCAAGTTCTTGCGCGATAAAGCCTACCTCTTTGCGACCCTGCATCGTTCCGTCGCGGCGGTTCCAATCAAAGGTCACTGGCCTTACGTCATTAATAAACGCGAGGCCATATATGCTATCCTGAATGTTTGTTTTATCTCTACGGTCTGATAGGGTAGAAATAGAAGTGTCATTGCAGCGCAAACTGGTTACATTACTGTCACCTAAAGTGAACTCACCAGAAGCAGAAGTGCTACTTGGTGTAGCGTTTGCGCCTATATTTGTGCAGTAACTGCCCGTTCTACTTGTTGTCCCGCCCGCAGAATGGCCTATGTTCGTGCAGTAATCAGCCGTATAGTCACCGTAACCCGCACGATACCCCATGTTGACTGATCCATCTGCATATCGCCCCCTGTAGCCAGCTTCCCGCCCAATATTGTGACGACTGCTTGCGTTGTCCATTTGGTAGCCAGCACGATAGCCAATGTTTACGTTCATTGAGGCTGTCGAATAATAGTTGGTTGCTGTTTGGTACCCGATGTTTACGTTATAATCACCGCCACTTTGGCCGTAGCCAGCTTGATACCCGATGTTTACCCCGTAATCAGCATTAATGGTATTCTGAACGCCCGCAGCCCCATAGCCTATGCCAATAGTGTAACTACCGCCAGCCCTCGCATCGCGGCCTATTGCGATACAATCACTGTAGGTATTTGTATGGGGACGTGCCCGATAGCCTACACTTGTATTATAGCTACCTGTAGTTGTGGTTCGGCCCGCTTGATAACCCACGGCTGTATTGTGGGCGCCGCTTGTAAGGGCATCTAAGGTATTATATCCAACACCCGTTTGTCCCGAGCCCGTAAAATTTGCAAAATATGCTCCATATGTCCCTAAAAAGGTGTTGAATGATGATGTCTGCATACTGTTGGCAGAGCGAAACCCAACCACAGTATTATACTGACCAGTGGTGCATTGATTTAAACTTCTGCTGCCGACAGTGGTGTTATAATTTCCTGTTACGTTTTCACAAGTTTGATAGCCAATCGCAATATTATCATCACCTATAGTATTATCAAGCAATGCATCTGCACCGATTGCTATGTTTTGAAAACCTCCTAAATTGGAATTCAGAGCGTCCCTGCCAATGGCAATCCCTCTATAGCCAATTGTATTGTTTGCTAACGCATTCTTACCTATCGCTATATTATCATTGCCAGTTGAGGATGTAGGTAAAGAGTTTTCACCAATAGCAATTCCTGATAAAGTTGTTGATCCATCTTCAGGCCACGCGCTTCGCCAAAGCATCGCCGTGCCAGTTTGATCAGGCAATGTAATAGTGCGGTCAGCGGTGGGGTCAGTAACGGTTACAGTGGTCTCAAAGTCGTCTGCTGTTACACCTTCAAAGATAAGATCGCCTGCAAATAGAACATCACCATCCTGTTGAACAGACATAACCCTGTTACCAGAAAGCCCTGAGCTATCTTCAAAGGTAATTGCATCACTAGCAGTTCGGTACAATATAGACATGCCATCAGATGAAGCAACATCGTAACCAAAATGAAAACCATGAGGGCCATTATTAGAACCAAAATTCCCCAACTGGACAAGTACATCACTTCCAGTCAAAAAGAGTTTCGTCGTGCTGTCGTCTGTTCCAAAGTCTATTGTAACAGTATCGTCAGTGGCTTGCGTAACTAAGTCATCTGCTGCAGCCGTAATAAACACAACCGCGCTGCCAGACAAATTAAGCAATGCGCCCGTGGAACTTTCTGTCAATGTGCGTGATAGCGTTGTGCCTGTCGCTGTGTAGGTTCCAGTGCCAATCTCCCAATCGTCACCATCTTCAATGGTGTAGCGCACGACTTCTGCGTCAGCTATGCCACCATCTGCAAAAGACTGATAACCTGTCTCAGCAGACCCAAGCGTTATTGTGCCTGTGCCTGTTGTCGCTGTTGAGACTTTAACGCGATTGGCTAGTACGACCATGCTGCACCTTATGCTGGATCAGGGATTTCTACGTCAAACGTAGCAACTGTGAATGTGTTGCCAGATACAACCGCCTGAGATGTTGTTAGCGAACCTGTGCAAAGCAGACGGCTCTCAGATACGTCTGTAATCGCGTAATGCGTTGCAGTACCTGAGCCTGTCACTGAGCCATCTGAGATCGCTGCGCAGGCTGTCTTGCGGCCTGACGTATCACCGTCCTCTGGCGCACCAAACGATACTGAGGTGCTGTTGCCTAGCGTGTAGGTGCTTGTCGCCTCTGTGTAAGTCGTAGGCTCCTGTGAGCAAATGTCTATGCGATCTGCCTCTAAGTCCAGCTTGGACAGTGCGGCGTCTAGCACATAATCTGAAATGGTTGCCATGTCTTTCTCCTAGAATGTGTTGACCTGCATGCGCAAGCCTGAGCCGCCAAACTTGGCTTTTTCGTTGTTACTATTGATACCATCAATCGCACTTTGGTACAACGATGCCCAAACTGTTGTGCGCTGATCGTCAACAAGGTAAGGCGCTGAATGCATCAATGCACCATACAAATACGCATCTGGGAAGTATTGCAAAATCCAGTTTGAGGTGTTGCTGTCATCCAGTGGCGTTGTTCGTGCGTAGTAATAAAGCTCACCTGTGTAAGCGCTGTCTGGCGTAGGCCAAACCTCAAGCTGACCTGCAATCACAGAATAATACTTTGGCCTACCTGTCGTATCCGCACCGCCTCTGCGATAAGACTGCAGCGCTAATGGCGTGACTAGCTCAATGGGGCGCTCATCTACATCTAGGTGAAAGCGTACAGCTTCCATAAAGCCACTGGGCAACTGAGTGTATCTTGCATCAATTGCCGCTGTGCTGCGCTCTTCCATACGCCAATGGCGCACTTTGCGATCCATGTCAGCCTCTGCAAGACTGATGAAATCAGGGATAACACTCGTAAGATCATCGCGGTTTAGCCAGTTGGCGATTGCGGTCTTTAGTTCTGCGTAGGTTGTAATAGCCATTACCACTTAACCTTATCTGCCCAATATGCGGCGCTCATCTTGCCCTTGGCAATGTTTTTAGCGTGCCTTGCCTTAAACGACTTAGCACGCTTTGTCATAGTCTTATCGCCCGTCTTACCCTGCTGACCAAAGCGAATTGTTTTAACCTTATCGCCCTCTTTCGCCACAACTACGTGTGACTTTGTTTTATGGCTTGGAGTGCGCTTGGGTTTATTATAACCCGATACTCCAGCGCGGGCGAGGCGGGGGTCTTTTGGCATTAGTAAAGGTTTCCACCATTTTGAACATATGTGCTATACAAATCCATCA